ACAGGTCACTAAAATAATTTTAATAAACTACGACCCTGAGCATCTACAACCCTGAGCAACTACGACCCTGAAACGAGGTATTCAAAATTTTGGAACAAGTTCCAAAAAATCGGCAAAATTTTAAGGAAGATGAAAAAAAACTGCTGATGGGTAAGGGTAGTATTTTGTCAAAAATTAAGGTCAAAAAAAATCCCCAATTAAGGGGATTTTCTAAGGGTTATTTGATTAAATCAAACAGCAAATAATCAATAAAACGAAGATATAAAACACTAGGTAATTAAAGAATTTTTCCATTTCATTTTTTAACCTCGTAAGTTGTTAAGGGGGTTTTGTAGGTCTTTACCCTTGAGGATTTATAGTTAAGCCAAGCGAATTGCGTTTTTGCGTTGTGAGGGTTTAAAAATACATTGTTAAGGGTGTTATTGGTGATTGTTGCATCTAGTCCCAAACTAACGATATCTTCAAAATTATTGATTCCGTATAGGTCTATAAAATCTAAGCAGTCCTGATAATCAAAATCTAATCTAAAGCCACAATATGACAGGCTATCGAGTGCGTTTTCTATTTCTTCGTAAAAGTCCCAAGCGTCATAATCTTCGTATGTTGTGCCATACATTGAGGGGTAATAAGTGCTGTAGGCTTTTTTCTCAATCGGCATTTGCTGAATATCGGCAAGAGCTTGTTTGGCATCTTTAACAGGCTTTTTGGATACTGTAAGAGGGCTACTCCAAGCGTAGGTATTTGAGAGCCACATTCCCCCCCAATAAACACCACTAGATTTATTGATGACGGATTGTCTACCTTTAGAATCCATGATTACGAATTTATTGGTTGTCCCTATATGGTCACCTATAACTTTAATAAAAGCGTTATTAAATGCCAAAGAGGGATTATCTTTTAATAAGGGCTTTAGATAATTTTTAATATAGTGCCAAGTATCGGATTTTGTTTTATCGGCATCATTTCCGAATGACAATATTCCATTGTGTGCGAGCCACATGTCCAAGCCGTCATTTTTCTTATTAAGAATTTCGTAAGGATGACAGTTTAACAAGTCAATTTTGCCATGTGTTCTCATTCTTAGGTGAAAACTACAGTTTTTGCCTTGTATGTTTTCTTTATAAAACTTAATGAATTCATCTTCGGTTTTTGGTAATTCCTTTTTTATTACTAGTTGGTTGTTATGTAAGAACATCACACCAACTCCGTCGGAGTTGAAAGAATACATATCTTTAAGCCATACATCCGTTAATGATGGCGTGTTTTTGGGTTGGGTTACAAGTAAGCACATATTAAGCAATTTCCTTTTGTTTTTTAGGTTGAAGTTGTGAGTAATTAGAAAAACCCTTTTTAAATAAATAAGGGCGTAAAAATTGCGTATCTTGTAGGTTCTCAGGCTTACAAATGAAGTCTATAAAATGGGGAATGTCTAACTGTTCTACACTAGAATTTCTAGCAAAGAACCAAGAAGCATAGGTAAACTCTAAACATGACATGATTGTTTCATATTTGAGAGAACCTCTAAAAATCCTAAATTCTACAGTATTCTCGTTTTGGAAGTTTAGGGCTTCATATCGGTCTTGGTTTAAAAATCTTAATTGATTCTTTTTCATGCTATATGACTTGAGAGTGTCCTTAATATAGGTTAAATCTTTAGTCTTGCTTGGGTGCAACTTACAAGCCCACCACTCCGAGCGTCTGGCTATTGCATGGATTAGTTTTGTATTTTTTTCATCATTGATAAAAAATACTAACTTGGAAGCGTGTAATAGTGTCATATCACTTTTACAGATGTGAACATGAAGTCCACAAGACTTGGTGTCATGACTTTTTACATCTTTAAAACGATTTTTAAAAAATGATAACTGTTTTTTATGTATGTCTAAACCTGTATAAGCCGTTACCATTTCAAAGCCATAATTGAGAGAGCCGTCATCTTCTGTAGAACAATATCTATATTTATTTCCATCAACTCCGTAAACCCATTGGATATGGTCTAAAAGTTCTTCTGCCTTGTCTACCCTATATTGGTCTGTGTCTACTTCCATCTCTAATTCAAGTCCAAGATATACTTCAGGCTTTCTTTTTGCGTATTCCGTAGGGATATAACCTAAAAGTCTTTTGCTTGCGTGTCTACCCAAAATACAGCCATCTTGTCCCTCTTCTTCTTCGTCATCAATCGGATCGTTTTGATAATATCCCTCTGCATCATTCCAATAATAATCACTTGTGCAAGAATCACACACCAAGCCGTCATTTTCTAAAGAGTGAGTATTGTCCCTATGATTAAAAGAGCCGCAAGAATCGCAAATCCCTAAATCTATATTGAATTTATCGTCAAAGAATCCTACCCAATCCGTTGATGTTCTTAGACCATTTGTAAGGCGAGGGATAATATTCATGAGTCCGTATCCATCATTAAATTGATCAGGAAATAATGCTTTTGGATATATTGCTAAGGAAATTGCTTTTCCAATTTCTTTATATTTCTTTTTTGTTTCTAGGTAATTATTGTTATTTACTGCATTGTCCCATCTTCGCCACTTGTGTAGATTTAAATTGTTTCGCATCTCGATTCTTACATGATGCAAACCCCATTGCCGTTTAATTTGTATTAAGTTCATATATTCTCCTGTGTGTAAATGAACAAGTTATTCACATGAATAACCCTTTTATTATTTCATGTTTTCAAGTGTTTGTGTAAAAAAAGTGGCTACAAAATGCCCAAAGATTAGATATTCTCTTTTTATTCCTATTTCATTATTAGATAAAAAGATATATGAGTGAGTTAAAAGCCCGTAAACCAAAGATAAAAACACTTTCTAGGTCGGAAATAAAAGAGAGTCTGGAACAAATACCAATAGAACGGATATTAGGGGTAAACACAAGTAAACAATTAACACACAAGCAAAGAGAGTTTGCTAGGAAAGTTGCTGAGGGTATGCCAAAGGCTAAAGCATATAGAGAAACCTATGATGTAACTAGCACCAATACACAAATCCAAGCGAATAACGGATATGAGTTGTCTAGACATCCTCTAGTAAGTAAAGAGATTCAGGCTTATAAGTTGGCATTGGAAGCGGAGAAATATCGCACCCCCACTCATTTAAAGAGTCTCCTAGTTCAACAGTTAGTAGAACATTCCCTCAATAACTCATTCCCACCAGCCCAACGAGTGAAGTGCCTTGAATTGATTGGAAAACTATTTGAAGTCCAAGCGTTTACAGAATCTAAGCAAGTAGAGATAACACATAAGAGTAGTGATATCAGGGAACGGATACTCAATCAGTTAAAAGACATAACGGATATAGACGAAGAGGATTTATCCCTATTAGATGAGTTATCAGGTAACCCCCAGAGCAAAACGGATATGGCTGACCCCACCACTCCCCCACCCACCAATATCGACCATGCTTCACAGGCTGAGGATACGCATAGTACTCCACACAAACGAATCCCTGAAAAATTGGAACAAGTTCCAGAAAATGAGGAAGAATTGGAACAAGTTCCAAAAAAAGAGGGTGGTGGGGTATGAAAAATTGGAACAAGTTCCAAAATTGGGTTAAAAAAAGACCCCCCTTGTTGTTTTTATACAAAAAAGGGGTGGGGGTATATATATTTTTTGGAACAAGTTCCAAAATGGGGTGTGTATGACTCCTAAGCAGAATAATGTATATAAGTATATAGAGGAGTATTGGAGGGAGTTTGGATATGGACCTGCTATAGATGACATTATGTACGGTCTTGGGTATCGGGGTAGGGGTGAAGTACATAAGATATTGAGAAGGTTATGTGAGATGGGGGCATGTAAGATGATACCGAATCGGGCTAGGAGTATACGGCCGGTGTATATGAAATTCAGGAATATAGAATGAATAGTAATTTGGATGTAGATAAGATATTTGAGGCGGTATCCAAGATGCCTGTGAATGAGCAGGAGGAGTTTTTTAGTAACTTATCCTTGTGGAAGGAGAGTAAGGCTAGGGAAGGTGCGCAGGCGAGCTTTTTAAAGTTTGTAAAACAGATGTGGCCGGGTTTTATAGATGGACGGCATCATAAGGTCATGGCGAAGAAGTTTCAGGAGATAGCGGAAGGGAAGATAAAGAGGTTAATTATTAATATGCCGCCGCGTCATACGAAGTCGGAGTTTGCGAGTTATTTGTTACCGGCGTGGTATTTGGGTAAATTTCCGGATAAGAAGATTATCCAATGTTCCAATACAGCGGAATTAGCGGTTGGATTTGGTAGAAAGGTAAGGAATTTAGTTGGGAGTGAACAATATTCTAAGATATTTCCAAATGTTGGATTGCGAAGTGATAGTAAGGCTGCTGGTCGTTGGTCCACTAATGCTAATGGTGAGTATTTTGCTATTGGTGTTGGTGGTACTGTTACTGGTAAGGGAGCTGATTTACTCATTATTGACGATCCCCATTCGGAACAAGAAGCTGCACTTGCGGCAGGAGATCCTTCGGTTTTTGATAAGGTATACGAATGGTATACATCGGGTCCGAGACAGCGTTTACAGCCGGGTGGTGCGATTATTGTAGTGATGACGCGCTGGTCTAAGCGTGATTTAACAGGTAAAATTAAACAAGGAACCATAGAAAGAGATGGGGAATTGTGGGAAGAGGTTAATTTTCCAGCAATTTTGCCGAGTGGTGATCCTTTATGGCCAGAATTTTGGAGTTTATCAGAATTATTGGCGTTAAAGGAAGAGTTACCGATTCCAAAATGGAATGCACAGTATCAACAAGAGCCTACTTCGGAAGAGGGGGCGATAGTTAAGCGGGAATGGTGGAAGATTTGGGAGAAAGATAACCCACCGCCATGTGAATTTGTGATACAGAGCTGGGATACGGCGTTTACCAAGTCGGAAAGAGCTGACTATTCTGCTTGTACGACATGGGGAGTATTTTATGTAAATGAAAATCCGGATGATGCGAACATTATTTTGTTGGATGCGTTTAAAAGACGGATGGAATTTCCTGAGTTGAAAGAAAAGGCGTTTAATCATTACAAGGAATACGAGCCAGATGCGTTTATTGTGGAAGCAAAGGCAAGTGGTGCGCCGTTAATCTATGAGTTAAGAGCGATGGGGATACCTGTTCAGGAGTTTACACCAAGTCGTGGAAATGACAAAATGGTGCGTATAAATAGTGTATCGGATTTATTTGCAAGTGGGAAGGTGTGGGCACCTGCAACCCGTTGGGCGGATGAAGTGATAGAAGAAATGGCTGCATTTCCTAATTCTGACCATGATGACTTGGTGGATTCTACCACGCAGGCGTTAATAAGGTTTAGGAAAGGTGGGTTTTTAAGGTTACAATCTGATTACATGGATGAAGCAAGGCCAAAAAGAAAGGCAGCGTATTATTAATGGAAAAATTTGATGATTTATGGCACTTTGCCAATTGGTGGATAACTACAAAAACATTGAATCCGCCAGTTGATAATATAACACAAGATGAACACTATACTGGAACAGTACTATATAGAGATGGTCCATATCAAGTAGAGTTATTTACGATTAAACCAAATGCTAAAGGAGTATCTCATATTCATCCGAACGTAGATAGTTATGAGTATCATGTTAATGGAGAATATAGCTTTGAAATCAATGGTGTATTAGTGAATGTTAAAGAAAATGATCCGCCAAGATTATCGAGAATATATCCAAACTATTGGCACAATGGCAATGTTTCAGAAAAAGGTGGTTCATTTTTGTCTATACAAAAGTGGTTAAACGGAGTTAGTCCAACATCAGTAACTTTGGACTGGCATGATGCAAATGGAAACAAACTAGTAAATTGGAACTAATATGGCAATAGATAAAGCAATATATTCAGCACCACAAGGCATAGAAGAATTAGCACAACAAGTGGAACCCATTGAAATTGAAATAGAAAATCCAGAATCCGTCACGATTGGGGTGGATGGATTGGAGATTACATTAGAACCCGAACAGGAAACAGCAGAAGATTTTGATGCCAATCTAGCGGAATACTTAGATGAGGGTACATTAGTTCAGATTGCTGGAGATTTAATTGGTGAAGTAGATGAAGATATTGGATCCCGTAAAGAGTGGATACAAACTTACGTAGATGGTTTGGAGTTATTGGGATTAAAGATCGAAGAGCGTGCTGAACCATGGGAAGGTGCATGTGGAATATATCATCCATTGTTAGCGGAAGCATTGGTAAAGTTCCAATCAGAAACCATGATGTCAATATTTCCAGCACAAGGTCCTGTAAAGACGCATATTTTAGGTAAGGAAACGCCTGAGTTAAAGGCATCTGCCGAGCGTGTTCAAGATGATATGAATTATGAATTAACGGAAGTCATGACGGAATATCGCCCAGAAACAGAAAGAATGTTGTGGGGATTAGGACTTGCTGGAAATGCTTTTAAGAAAGTGTATGAAGATGAAACATTGGGCAGACAGGTATCTATGTTTGTTCCAGCGGAAGATTTAATTGTTCCATATGGTGCTTCTGACTTAGAAACTGCTGAGCGTGTAACGCACGTAATGCGTAAGACAGAGCATGAGATGAGAAGTTTACAGATTTCTGG